AGGACACCTTTGTAGCGTGAGCGGAACTCGCGGCCGTTATCAGGAAGCCCGAAAAATTCAGGTAGACGATCCAGGTCCACCATCAGATTCTGGATGCCGCTGCGTCCATGACCTGGGTGGTAAGAATCCAAGTTAGTGGCGTACCCAAAGTCAACTAGCGCAGGTTTCTTGCTAACAGGGTTTACCATTACGTTGCCTGCGTGGATGTCACCGTGAGCTAAGCCCTCTGTGTGGAGCTTTCTAAATTCACGAGCGATCTTGATTTGAGTAATAAGAGGCGCTGTATCAGCGCGTCCGTAAGAGCTGCGATACACGTCGCCGAGCTGTTTGTAGCCCTTCATGTGGCTGAGCACTAAGGTCTGAGCTCGGATTTCGCCATCCATGTCGCGCACAGCGTTCATGGACAGCGGGTCGGGGGCGTTTACGCCGGCCGCCCTTGCTCGGTCGAGCATGTCGAACTCAAAGCCGACGTCGTCTTCGTCGCCGTTGCGGAAGAGCTTGACACCGTACTTCTCAGAAGGGTGGACGAAGTAGGTGCCGAACGCACCTTCCCCGGCTTGGCAACGCGGCTTCGCTGCTCGATTCGTTACTGCGCCGACTGCACCGCCTACCGCAGCCTTAGCACGGGCGTGCATTGCCCCGGTGGAGAGTCCGTACCAGTCGGTGCTGGCGTCAAACTTCGCCGGGGCCAGGATCTTTCCCAGGCCGCCCCCGCACTCGGCATTACGCTCAGCTCGACGGCGGGCGTTGATGTCCTCCTGGACGTCCCACTTCTGGCCGCCAGCGATGGCTTCGTCGGCGATCTGCTGGGCCTTTTCGGGGCTCAGCTTGGGGTTGTTGCGAGCACTTAGAGGGGATTTTCGCCACTCCTCCATGCTCATCATTCCACGTTTCATCAAGTAGGCACCTCCTGCTACTGCACCGACGACAATAGCTACTTTAGCTGCAGTCTTGAGGTTTCCTGCAGTAAGGAGACCCGAACCTTTGCTGCACTTATGTGCCTTCGGAATGTGGGACTCGCCACAGGGTTTGCCCTGGGCGCCTTTGGGAGCGTCGATTCGCGGTAGGCCGGCTACTTTCCCGGCGTGAGAGCTCCGTCACGGCGGGACAACTTGCCGCTGCAGCGCCACTTCGCCCTCGAGAGGCACAGCGGCGTGTTGCGCTCAGCGCCGGAGCAGTCGTAGCCCTCGGATTTCATGTCGCCGAAGCTGCGAGCGCAGTAGCGGTCGCCTTTGTCCGTGCCGGGGGCGATCTTGTAGCCCTTGGCGCCGTAGCGGACGGTGTTCTTGCGTCCGGTCTCGGGGTTGGTGACGGTCTTGGCGTACTTCTTGCCGTCCTCAGCGTCGCGGCGTGTCGGCGGCTGCAGCAGGACTGGGGCGTAGTGCTGGATGAAGTTGTCGGTGCGACCGAAGCCCTGCGCGCGGCGACGGCGAGGTTGGCCGGTGGCCGGATCACGCATCGCGCTACGGAACCCTTCGGGGTCAGAGGCGAGTGTCGCCCAGCCTTCCAAAGTATCTGGTGCTTTCGATGGCGCTCGGCTTGTAGTAACTGGTAGTCCCCCGCCTTGTGGTAGCTGCGCCGACGCTTTGCCCCTATCAGGAGCGCGATAACCAGGCTCAAAGCGACGACGGGCGGCCTCGGTGCGCAGGCGGAGTTCGCGCAGGGTGGTCTTGGTGGCCATGCCCGCAGCTTCACCGGCGGTGGCCATGGTGTTGCCGATCTGGCCGACGCGGCGGACTTCTTCGCGGGCGGTTTGAGCGATGGCACCCTCGGCGTTGCGCACCGCGGCGGCGGTGTTCTCGCGCATGCGCTGGGTCTTGGACATCCGGGGGGCGCCCTGGGGGAGTAGGCCCTTGGGGGTGAGGGGCCGAGGCAGCATGGGCGGGCCGGGGGGTTTGAAGCCACCGCCCTCGGGGGGAGCGCCTCCTGGTGCGGCCTGGTTGCTTCCACTGCCTCGCCGGCTCATGGCGTAGGCGGCGAGGCCACCTGCGGTGAGGGCGGCTGCGATCGTGGCGGTGCGGGGCCAGGAACCACCGGTGGAACCACCGACGTGGCATCTCTTGTTGTCGGCGATGCCCGAGCCACCGCACTTCTTATCAGCTCGGAGGGAATCCCGTTTCATCAGGGGCGCACGATCTTCGATCAGATTACGAACAGCAGCCTGTACCTGAGAGTTGCTGGAGTAGTCCCGCAGGGAGTGACCACGAACAGTGGTAATCGTGCGGAGGTTTTTGGTTGGGCCGTTGGTGAAGGGATCACCTGAACCGCCGAATGTGACTTGCTCGATGTCTTTGTTGATCATACCATCGAGTAGGCCATAGTTGTTAGTACCGAAGTTGATATTGATGATGTTTTTGGTGGGGGTCTTAGTGCGGCTGACGATAGCCAGTGCTTCTTCAGCGATGGCACCGCCGTAGGAATGGCCGGAGATGACGATCTGTTTGTCTGGGTGTGCCTTGCGGTGAGCGATGATCTGGGCGGCCAGGTCGACTGCAGCTTCGTTGCGCCCACGGAGCTGATTGTTCAGGTGGAGGCCGATGATCTCCATTGCGTTGGCACCGCTGCTGTCGCGGGGGGTGATGTTGGCCTTACGGGTGTCGATCTGGATGGTCTTCTCGTCTTTTTTGCTGCTCTCGGGGGAGAGGCTGTTCTGCCAGGCAGCTCTGCTGCCCTGGCCAGACTGGATCGACTCGGAGCCCGAGACCCCAGGTACGCAGAAGACGATGCGTTTCTGACGCGTCTTGAGAGTGGTGTCGACCTCACGGGAACGGCGGATGGCGTCCGCCGCTGAGGCAGAGACACCCGAGCGGTAGCGCGCGCGGGCTGCGTAGAACGCCGCAGCAGTGAGGCCGGCGGCCAGGATTGCAGCTTTCAGCTGAGGTCGGAGAGCGAGGCCACCGCCCTCGGGGGGAGGGGAGTTCACGGTGGTCTTGCTGCACTTGCGGTTGTCGGGTATGCCCGAGCGGCCACACTTCTTGTCGAGGCGGGCGAAAGCAGCAGGGATGGGGGCGGGCACGACTAGAAGCCCCAGGCCCAGATGGAGTCAGATGTGGAGCGGCGTCTCATAGAGGCTCGCATCCTGGCGAGCTCTTCGTTTTGACGTTCAATGTTGCGGCGGATCTCCTCGACTTTTTCTGCTTCCGTGAGGCGGGAATAGCGCTCACGTTCGACTCTTTCTTTATCGAGCTGCCTGCGCTCGCGAGCGCGCCTACCTGTTTCAACCCGCCGTACGATCTCTGCAGGATTAAAGTTGGGGTCAAGCTTTCCGTCTTTGCCGACACGCGCATACAAGTTATCGTAACCTTCGGCTATAGACTTAAAGCCCACACGTTTGTAGAGGGACTTTTTGTCCTTCTCTTTGCGTTCATCCTCATCACTGGCCGTAGCGACTAAAACGGTGCCAGGATCCATCTTAGATATAATGGACTCAAACGCTTTGTTGGCGGTACGAACTGCTTGTACACGTTGCTTCGGGCTCAATGTTTTATTATCCGAAGCGTTGTGAGAGCCTCCTAGTTGGACTTGCACGGAAAATAGTCGCTTGTTCTTGGGCAACAGCCCTAGCTGGCGAATGTCATTGATTCCTTGCTTGGCCTCGCCGGCTATGAAAAGCCCGACCTTATCCCGTACGCTGAATACCCCTTGAAACGCTTCTTCTCCTCCATTGGGGTTCTTCAGCTTGTGGACAGCGACTCCGCTTGAGCGCCCCATGAAGCTGGACTTGGCGATAACCCGCAGAGCGGCGTTGTAGAGCTCCGCTCGAGCCTTGCCCTGCACTGATTTGCCGGATTCGTAGGCAGAATTAACCGCGGAGTTACCACAGTTGAGGCGGCTCGAGATCCAGCCCTCACCGCAGGGTTTGCCTTTGCCGCCTCCCCCGAGACCGAAGAGGTCCTGGCGGACCAGGGCGGGTGTCAGTGCGGGGAGGGTGGTCATGGCAGATCAGGTGTCGAAGCCCCAGGCCCAGATGGAGTCCCTGCGGCCGGAACGGCGCATGATCTCTTCGTACGCCTCCTTGGCTTGGCGAAACTTAGCCGCGTCACCACCTGCGTCAGGGTGGTGTTGGCGTGCTTGGCGTAGATAAGCGGCGCGCGCCTGCGCTGGAGTCGCGTTCTTGTCGAGTCCGAGTTCTTTGAAGGGATCCGGTCCGGAATATGGCTTATTAGTAGCGGCGTTGGCCTGGCGCTTGCGGAAGTCAGCGGCAGCGACTGCGCCCCCGAGAGATTCACCACCCATGGCCAGACCGAGTCCACCTAGGGTGTGAAGATCGCCAGAGAGCTTGCGCCCTTTCATGTATTCGCCTGACCCGCGCAGTCCGATGCCGGCACCGAGAAGTTGCCCTGCGCCTGCAATAGCATGGCCAGCACTTTTGTGCTGCGCGGCCATGCCCAAGTTGAACAGTCCCATGCCCCCTGTGTACATCGACGCGGCTCCGGTGATGCCTGCATTCAGGCGATCAGCAAAGTTGGGCTCGTACTTTTTGGCCTTGGTGGCGGTGCCCTTGGTGCACTTTTCGCCCTCGGAGATGGAGCCGTTGCCGCACTTGAGGTCGAGGCGCTGGGCGGCGTCGAGGCGGGCTCGGATGTAGGAGCGGCTGCGGCCTTGGATGCCGAGATCGCAAGCGGCGAGGTACTCCTGAGGGGTCAGGGCGTCGTTGCGGTCCATCTTCTTACCGCAGCTTCCGTCGCACTTGGCCTTGCGCTTGCCGCAGTTGCAACCTTCACCGTCCATCGGCTTTTTGCCGTACATGCCACCGTCCATCGGGGCCTTGGTGGCCTTGGCGTTCTTCGCACTGCGCTTGCGGTTGGTCTTGGCCTTCGGGGCGTCGTCGGGCTCGGCGCCTTCGCGGGTCTCTTCAGCGGCGGATTCGGCGCTCTCGTGAGCTTTGCCCTCGCCGGGCTCCATCTCCATCGGTGGGCGCTTCTTGGTGGCGGCGGGCATAGCAGTAGGGCGACGCCGCCCAGGATGTGATAGGCCAGTGTAAGAACCAGTTCCGGCCTAGGACAGTGGCGTTGGTGCGAGTTGCTCGAACACTGCGGCCTTGTTGAGAGAAACAGGCTCGGTGCCGGCGCTGGCGAATGCTTTGGCGACGTCGGACTTATGCGTTTTCCGCATAGCTGCGTAGTCCGGGTCCATCGAGGCCACGTCGGCGTCCCACGGGGCGAGGTAGCACCGGCAGCGCGGGTGCAGCGGCACCTTGATCTCGGCGCGGCGGTAGATCTGGGCCGCTCTCGGGGCGCAGAACGGGCAGAGCCGGTCGTCAGCAGTGGCGTAGTACATCACCAGCTCGATGCCCTGCGCGGCGTAGTACGTGTTCGAGGCGTCGTTGTAGGCGCGCAGTGACTCGGTGCGCACAATCGCTTCAGCGCGGGACTTCACCACACCGAGCCGAGAGCGCATGTCCTGCACCATGGCGTCGGTGGGGCGGCCTTCGGCGATGCCTTGGGCGACGGTTTGGGCCGCGGTCTCGGCAAACTTCTCGCCGTGGCGGCGCAGGTAGCCCTTGGCCTGGCCGGCGGCGGCGATCGTCGCTTCCAGCGGTATGGAGACGTCGACCCGCGGGCCGGTCTTCACCTGACCGGTGAGCTCATCGGCGACGGTGATACCGAAGCGCCCGGCGGTGCCCACGAGGTTGCGCAGGATGCGGTCGTAGCCGTCCACGGCGTTGGGGTTGAACGACGGCACCAGCATCCGGAACTCCTGCAACAGGGCCAGGTTGCGTTGGGCGGGCTCGTTGTAGCCCGCCTGCATGTGTACTCGAGCGCGGTGGACCAGGCGGTTGAAACTCGCGTCGAGGACGCGGTTGAGCATGGTGATGGTGCCGCTCTCGGTGGTGTGGAGGTGGCGGTTGTAGCGCTCTATGATTTCCATGCTGACTTACGCTGTAAATACGACTGCACGCGTTGTGGTATTTCGTCGTATGAGTCACTCTTTAGATTCGCTTCGATTTCGGCGACCTTGCGTCGTGCTGCCTCTTCGCTATAACCTGCCTTGATATAAGCAGCAACACGTTCGGCTGTTGTCTTAGGACGCCGGCGTGGGGGACGCTGGCGTTCTGCTACCGGCGGTGATGCAGCTGTCGCTGGCTTGACGACATCGGCGGGGCGACGCGCCAGGTTCGGAAACTGGCCGGATCGTTCCAGGACGCCATAGGCAGCAGAAACACCACCTTGGCCATCCCAGCCAAGATCTTGAGCTGCATACTTCACATCAGAATCTGTAGGAGCCCAAGTTGCTTTCCTAGTACGTTTGTAGCCGTTGGGCACCGAATACTCATGGAAAACTCGCTGTAGTACAAGTTCAGCGTGATTAGCCCCCGCTATAGGCGCGTTTATCCCTACTCGACCTTTCACGCGTTCCGCCACACCTATCAATGCTGCGCGCACTGGCGAGTCCGCGGCGCTAGCTACGTGCACACGCAGTTTAGGGTCAGTATCCTCTTTGACACGTTGTGCAGCTTGTACAAAGTAGTCGTTGTAGCTAGTTACCGCATCGTTGTACAGCCTTGAGGCCAGAGAGCGGGTGGGCTGTGGTGCTTTCGATGGAGATACAAGCTCTCGAACCGTGCCCTTTAGACCGCTCAGTGCCTCCTTGCGTTGTGCCGGATTTAAGTACTGGAAGCGTTTTTCAGCATTGCGGCTAGCTATATCTGTGTATGTTTCTACATCCTCGGGCTTCCTGTGATCTAGGCCACGTACAGCCATGTCTGCGCGCATACTCTCAGCAGCGGAGGATAGCCTTGTAGCAACTGCAGATATTAAGAAGCTTTTGCGCGCTGTGTTATCAGCACCTATGATTGAGTCCGGTTTAATCCCATACTGCTTGGCTAGCAAATTGATGGCTGCCGGTTCAGCATAAACGCTTCTTCCGGTACTGTCTCTAGCTCCTAGGACACCACTAAGCAGTTGGGATCTGTAAGATGGATACCCGGTCTCACGCGCCTTCTTGTTCGGCTGAGCTGTGACGCCGCCCTCGGGGGATTCCTCCTCTCCCTGGTTTGGCTCGGTTACTTTTAACCCTGCGCTGATGGCCGTTCGCAGCCCTGATATCTTCTGTCGGCTGAGCTCCACAAAAGCCTGGGAATTATTCGTAGTTATTTCGGGGTTTTTGTTTATACCTATGCGGACCGCACGAGCTAATACCTGCGCCTGTTTCTCGGCGTTCGCACGCTGTGCTTGTCTATATGCCCCATAAACGGGTATACGGTCAAAAACAAAACCGATGGCCGAACCCGCTGCATTTTCCAAATCCCTCGCGGGGCCTTTTGCGTAGGCGGGAAATAGCACCTTGGCTCCCTCGTGGCCCTGACGTAGCGCCCACGCCGCAAAAAGACCTGTTGCGATCGGCAGAATTGCCGCCTCTACGCGCTTGCGCAGATCCTGTTTTTCTTTAAGGTTCTGACCGGGAACTGCCTTGACCACCCCCCGTGCAATCGCAGCTCGCCCGGCTTGAATGTCGGTGACGTTTCCCGTGCGTAGACCTTGGGCTAAACGCGCGCGTCCTCGAGCAATCGAAGCGGCACCCGCCAGTGGATCCCCGGCGACAACACGCGAATGCGAATCTGTGCCCTCTCCTTTGACGCGGCACTTCCAAGTCGGGGGGATGCAGCGATCACCGCAAGCTCGGTTGGGTGGGTTGCATTTGAGTTTGCCCTTAAGGTCCAACCGCTCTCGGGCGGCCAGGTACGCCGCGGTGCGGAAGCCTTCGGGCGTCAGGGGGTGCTGGTTGTCCATCAGTACACCTCCCATCCGGCGCGGAGGGCTTCAAGTTCGCCCTCGGGGACGGGGGACAGCCCTGCCACATTCTGCCGAGGGAATAGAGCGGCCACGCCTTGCTTGGCTGTGCGCAGTGAGGCGAAGCCCGTCACATAGGGGCCCTCGAGCAGGGCGCCATCCATCGCATCAAACCGAGCGCGGTACAGCTTGTAGCTACGTGAGCGGTTGGGCCCGAAGACCATCAGTGGGGCGTTGGCGCTGGAGTCCGTGCGCTGCCCATCGGGCCCGACAAGGTGGCCGGCGCGGATCTCACCGGCCGTGTGCGTGACGCGGATCCGCAGGCCGTGCGCCTCGTAGTTGTCGAAGACGTCGCGACGCTTCGCGGCCGGGTCGGCCTCGGGTGGTTGCTCTTCCTGCACCGGCGGGTTCTGCAGCGCCTGGGCCTGCGCTTCGTAGCCCATCATCTGGGTTTGGAACAACGCGTTGGCTTGCGTGACGAGCTGCTCCGAGACGACTTCGTTCAGCGTGGTCTCGATGCTGTACTCCGTTCCGGCAAAACGGGATTCACGTACTTCAATAGCGTTGAGGACGCCGAGGTTCACGTACTGGGCGTCGACCTGGGCCATTTGCAGGCGCAGGGCGGCTTTCTCCTCGTCGGTTTGGGTGAACACCGAGGGGAAGTGGGTCGCCCAGGACGCCGGCGGCCTGCCGCGAAGCGGGCCCTCGCGGGCGGCGAGGATGTAGGAGAACACCTCGGTGACCGGGGTGCGGCAGTACACCTCCTGCCACTGCTCGACCAGCGAGGCCCAGACGCGCTCCTCGAAGCGACCCTCCTTGCCGAGACCGCCGGGGGAGTCGCCCATCAGGATGGAGGCGGGCCAGCCGGTGGCGGCCTGCAGATCCTTGACGAACGGGTCGGTTGCGGTCGCGATGTTGGCCAGGGCGCGGTTGAGGAACTGCAGGTCCTCCTCGACGTCGACCACCATGCCGCCGTACACCGAGCGGCTGAGGTTGTTGGCCTCCAGGCGCTTGCGCAGGTCGCTCTCGTTGCCGGAGGCGATCCGCTGGAACAGGCCAGGGATCTTGTGGACGAACAGGTCGGCGTCGGAGGTCATCGACTCCAGGCCCGACATGGCCGACTCGTAGCGCTTGAACGACTCCCAGATCAGCTGCAGAACGCTGTGGCCCCAGCCGGTGTTCCGCGCTCGGACACGCCAGGGCAAGTACAGGCCGTCGAACCGGGCGACGCGTGAACTGTGGATGCGGACGTTGACGTACGGGCCGTCCTGCTCCGGGGTGATGCGCTGACTTGTTGTGATCCGGTAGTGACTGGGCTTGGACCAGTCGGTGATCGTGAAGTCCTCGGGGATCAGCTCGTGGCGGGACAGGGGGACATAGCCGCGGACCGAGCGGATGCGGGTGGCATCGACGGGTTCGTCCTCGGGGAGGCCGTCGTCGATGAGCAGCACGAGGCCGGCGCCGCCGTAGAGGCGCTGCAGCTTTATCACCTCAGACAGGGACGCGTGGAACTGCGTGGCCTTCAGGTACTCCTCGAAGCTGGTGATGACGTCCTGGGCGTTGGGGTCGTCGCCGCCGATCGTGATTGTGGCTCGGTGGCGAAGGATCTCATCGGCGATGGCGTCGACATAACGACGTGGGACACCGTGGCTGTAGAGGGCTTCGAGATCGCCTTGCGTTAGGAGGTAGCTGGAGCCGACGGAGGTTGCTGTTGTCTTGTCTTTGCCACTCACACCCATGCCGGTGAGGACGTTGACAAGTGCGCCGTCATTCCTGTTAGTACTTATATCGTTCCGGAATTTATCGGACTCAAGCGGCTCCACGGCAGGGGTGGGCGGGGGGCAATACGCACAGTCTACGAGTTGAGGCTGAATTCTTGTCAGTCGCAGAAGTCGGGAAAAATCGAGAGAAACTCAGCTTTAAGGCACAAAAACTTAGAGTCTGGGCGCAAGAACTTAGCCTCTACATACAAAAACTTAGAGTCGGTTCTACGCGTGTTCGGGGGGTCCATACGCTGGGTAAGCGGCATTCGGCGCATGGTGGACCATCACATCGATGGATCCGTCCTCCTTTCGAAGCGTCTCGCCAAGCTGCGGTTCCGACAGGGGATCCTCGACTCCTGGAAGTGCCTATGCGCCTACTGCGGTAGGCCGGCGGGCACGCTCGATCACGTCCGCCCTCGGTGCAAAGGTGGGCACACGGTCGCGCAGAACCTGATCGCGGCCTGCGCGGATTGCAACCGGGCCAAGGGCTCGGAGATCGACTGGGTTCGCTGGTTTCGCGCTCAGGCGTTCTGGGATCCGGAGCGGGAGGCGGACATCTGGCTGTGGCTCCACTCTCCCCGAGCGGCGTAGTGACATGGGGGTCGCGAGGATCGAACTCGCCTGAGGCCGATTATGAGTCGGCTGCTTTCACCAGATAGCTAGACCCCCTGGTGTTGGACTTGGTCTGGTTGATTATACAATTAAATATGTGCGAAGAACCCCGCAGTATTCGGGCTCTCGGGGACGGCGCTGCAGGCGAATGCCAACGCCATCACAGTATCGTCATGCGCGCCTGAGGCTGCTTCGCGAGCTCCGGATTCCTTCTGCTGGAAGGCGCGGAGTTCGTTGGGGATGGCGCCGTTGGGGAAGATCAGCTCGTCGCGCTCGAGGTAGTAAAGGATGCGGTCGGTTGCTACTACCTTGCTGGGGCGGCTTGTGCTGAACGTCTCGATAGCATAGTTGGGCAGGATGTTGGCGAGCGCCTCTGCGATCACAGCTCCCATCGCCTGCTTCTCCACGATTACCCGCTCGGGTAGGTAATCCTCAATGAGGGACTTCACATGACGCAAGCTGTAATCAGTGCTCTTGCCGTTCTCGTGGTACATGGCCACCACTTCGTAGGGAGTGGCGGTGATGTCCAGCACCAGAGCGGTGAAGTAGTCGTTGCCCCCGGCGTTCGGGTCGATGCCGATCACGTAGGTGCGGCCGATCGAGCCGCACTCACGCCAGTGGCCGCGGGTGGCGCGGCGGATCAGGTCTGTTGGGTAGATCTGGGTGTCGGTCGCACCGAAGGCCAGCTCGTATTCGCTGTCCCATGCGGCCTGGGTCATGCGGCGGGACTCGCGGGTCCGCTGCGCCCACTGCGGGTCGGCGCCGTAGATCGGATGCTGGCTGTAGTGGATCGCAACCCGGTTCCAGGAATCCTGGACTTCGGCCAGGGCCGTGTTCAGCGCGGCGATCTCGTGGCGGCGCACGTAGTCGTACCAGTCGACCGGCGTGCCCTGGTGCCACAGCTGGCCGAACCAGTCGAGCTCGGTGTCGGGGGTTGACGTGACGATCACCTTGGCGGCGTCGCCCACCATCGACAGGGTCGGCATGGCGCCGCGGTAGATCTCGGCAGCGCCGTCAAGGAACGCGCCTTCGTCCATGAACAGGACGGAGCAGCTGGGGATGCCGCGGGCCGCGCGGGGCGACGCCGGCAGGAAGTACAGCGTGCCGCGCCCCTCGATGGCGATCTGCGTGTTGCTGTCCGTCAGGTAGCGGATCGATTCGCCCTCGATGCTGTTGGCCATGGCGCGCACTCGGCGGCCGAGCTCGGAGGCGTCCTGCTGCGTCTTGGAGAAGACCACGGCGGCGAATCCGCGCTCGGTGAGGGCGCGGCACAGCAGGTAGGAGCAGACCGTCTCCGAGGCGCCCATCTGGCGCGACTTGTTGATGATCGTGTTGGGGTGGGCGTTGATTGAGCGGACCAGGGCCTCCTGATAGGGGTACGGGTCGAAGGGGGCGACGGTGCCGGCCGTGCGGATCCAGGTGCGTCGTGCGAACGACGGCCAGTCATCGACGCCGGGGAGCTTGGTTGGCGGTACGGCCGGGTCGAAATTCGCGGCGCGGGCAGCGCGGCGGGCCAGCTCGAGGCGGAGGCGGTCGGCGCGCCGCTGGAGCTGCGAGAGGGAGGAGGTCATCGGCGCGGGGCCTTAGGCGTCCTCGGGGTCGGCGGGATCTGCGGAGGGCAGGAGCTCGGGGCCGTCCTCCTCGGGGATCTGCATCAGGCCGTAGATCTGCGACTCCAGGTCCGACACGGTGCGCTCCAGCAGCTTGCGCTCCTGGTAGGCGGCGGCGCCGTTCA